GTAGCTCTTGCCTTCTCAATAACTGAAGAAGCAATTGAGGATAACTTGTATGACAGACTTGCTAGTAGATATACAAAAGCATTAGCTAGATCTATGGCGAACACTAAACAAGTAAAAGCTGTTAATCCATTAATCAATGGATTCGGCACTTTCACATCAGGTGATGGTTCGGCGTTGTTTGCAACAAACCACCCAACTATCTCTGGTACAGTAAGTAACACTTTAGCTGTTGCTGCTGACTTGAATGAAACTTCATTAGAACAATCATTAATTGACATTGCTGCATTAACAGACGAAAGAGGTCTAAAAATTGCTGCAAGAGGTGTTAAAATGATTATCCCTTCTGAGTTACAATTCACAGCTGAGAGACTTATGAAGTCTCAAGGAAGAGTCGGAACAGCAGATAACGATGTTAACGCAATCGTATCTATGGGTATGATTCCACAAGGTTACAGAATTAATAATTTTTTAACTGACCCGGATGCGTTCTTCATCATTACTGATGTACCTAACGGTATGAAGATGTTTGACAGAGCCCCAATTAAAACGGCTATGGAAGGCGACTTCGATACTGGTAACGTGAGATACAAAGCTAGAGAAAGATACTCATTTGGTGTATCTGACTTTAGAGGTATTTTCGCATCACCAGGTGCATAATAATTAATTTGAATGAGGCGAGACACAATCTCGCCTCATTTGCAAAATAGAAAGAATTAATCATGAAACAATTCACAGTAAATATTTGGGCATATGACCATTACGCAAAATTTAAAGTCGAATCTAAAGACGACCCTATTTCCCTCGAGCAAGCGATAGTTGACAAACTAGGAGAAAATGCTATAAAATGGGAACATCTTGGAGCTATGTATAGTTCTGAGGTGAACAGAATAACCTATGAGGAGGTTATAAATGACGATGCAACCGCACATCCAGTATCTCTACAACAAGAAGGAGAGTCTGGACCTAAAATGGAAGCAAGAGCATCTTAACGAGGGTAGATATACTCTCAATATGGTAAGGATTGACGACGAAGTTCGTAGAATCGTACAACATATTAAAAAGGCTGAGGCCAAAGAAGCCCACCTTAAAAATAGAGTTGATGCCATTGCTCCACAAGTTTCTGTAGCTACTTAATAAAAAGCTACATCGTTGGAAAAAATCCACTCCACACTACACGCTCTCTTGCACTCTACTAAAAACTAGTATATAAAATATCTACTATACATTTAAGTTTATACAGACGCGTATAGTCGACGGCCTAAAGACTGTGTAAACGTAATTAGGAGGATACAATTATGGCAAATAAAACAACTTTCACCAGTTTCATTAGATCGAACGGTGGAGATCAAACAAGAACAACTTACGCAGGTTCTGTTGCTTTGCAGGCTCAATTTTACTTTCTGCCTACAGCAGCTCAAGGAACTGATGTGCAAGTATCAGCAACTGATACAAGAAAAGTTATTCTTCCAAAGAATGCAGTAATCACTGGTATCTCTTTCAACGGAGATGCAACAGGTGGTACTAACCCAACTATTGATATGGGTTTCACTGATAATGATGGCGGAACAAACTTTGTAGACGTTGATGGTTTAATAAATGAAGGTAATGCAGACGCAGGGGCGGTTGTAACTGTATGGGGAGGAGACTCTACAGCAGGTGCAGCTCTTGGAGACATTGGAAATCCAGCAACAGAGATTATTAAAATCGTTGGTGGTCAAGGTTCTTCAGCAGCTACAGGCGGAACAATTACTGGAATCATTTATTACTATGTAAAAGATCAAGGTAAGCCTGGTGAGTCTACACCAGAGTTAACATAATAAATAATTAGTGTGGGCCTTCGGGCCCACATAATTTTAATAGGAGAAAAACTATGAGTTACATGGGTGATGTAAAATCGAAAATATTTATCGATGACAACGCTTCTTCCAATACATATGTTGCTGTAGCTGCTAGACCGACTTCAACGTTTACTTTAGCAAATTCTTCTTTCGGAACTAATACCGCAAGAAAAATTACTGCAACAACTCTTGGAGATGAGTCTACGATAACTGTTACAATTGTTGGAACAGATGAAAAAGGAGATGCCGCTACTGAAGTAATTAATTTACCAGGATCAGCGTCTACAACTGCTGGAACTACAAATGCGTTTTTGACAATAACTTCTGCTACAGTTAGTGCACAACCTGCAGCTAACGTATCATTAGGAATGACAGCTGACGTATTTGGATCTATCTTTCAAGGTAGAACTAGAGTTAGACAAGCAAACGTAGGTTCAGGTGGAGCTATTGGAAGTGTAGAAGTAAGAGACGCGAGCGTTACTGGAACATCGTTACTAACTTTAAGAACACAAGGAACAGCAGGAGATATTAGCACAGTAAACATTCCACAAGACGGAATTGTTTTTAAAGATGGTGCATATATAACTTTTTCTGAAGCAAATTGTAATTCGGTAACTGTTTATTTTGACGGATAAAGGAGGATAAATGGCAACCTCTGGAACTACGACTTTTGAATCTACGTTCAGTATTGATGATATTATTACTGAAGCGTATGAAAGATTAGGCCGTTTTGATTATTCAGGAAATGATTTAAAATCTGCAAGACGTTCTTTAAACATTATGTTTCAAGAATGGGGAAACAGAGGTCTACATTATTGGCAAGTAAAAAATAATTCAATTACTTTAGTAAATGGTAAATCTGAATATACAATGTTTAGATCACCAACTGATGGAACTTCAGATGCAACTGCAGTTTATGGTGTGGATGATGTATTAGAAGCTGTGTATAGAAATTCTTCTTCAGTTGATTTTCCTCTTACAAAAATAAATAGATCTGCATATCAAGGTTTGTCAAATAAAACTCAAACAGGTGTGCCTACACAATATTACGTTCAAAGATTTATAGATAAAGTTACAATTACTTTATATTTAACACCTGGTTCAAGTGAAGCAGGTAATTTTTTAAATTTCTATTTTGTAAGTAGAATACAAGATGCCGGTAACTATACTAACGAAGCAGATGTGCCATATAGATTTGTACCTTGTATGGTTTCAGGTTTAGCTTATTATCTTTCACAAAAAATAAATCCACAACTTACACAGAATATGAAATTATTATACGAAGATGAATTTAAAAGAGCATTAGAAGAAGATGGTTCACCTTCAAGTTCTTTTATAACACCAAAAACTTATTATCCAAATGTCTAATTTATCAAAAGGAAAATACGCACAATTTATATCTGATCGTTCTGGTCAAGCATTTCCATATTCAGAAATGGTTATTGAATGGAACGGATCAAGAGTACATGTTTCAGAATTTGAAGCAAAGCATCCGCAGTTAGAACCAAAACCAACTACAGCTGATGGACAAGGTTTAAGAAATGCAAGACCTGCTCGAGTTGAACCAGCAACAGAAAGTTTATTACCAAGTGATCCATTTGATATCACTTCAGGAAGTACAACTATATCTGTAAACGAACCAAATCACGGAAGAACAACAGGAAATACTGTTGTATTTAGAAATGTAGATGGTTCACCTGGAGGCCTGGCATATACAGTATTTGAAAATACTGCAGGATTTAGTATAACTGTAACAGATACAAACAACTATACATTTATTTTAGGATCAACGCCTACAGTAACAGGAAAATTTGGAGGAGCATTTGTAACTGCAGGACCAGTTACGTTAACACCATGACTTATTCAGAACTAGTACAAAAAATTAGAGACTATACAGAAGTTGATGCAAATGTTTTAACTTCAACTATTGTAAATGGATTTATTGAAAATGCAGAGTTTAGAATACTTAGAGATGTAGATTCTGATAATAATAGAAGATATGTAACTGCTCAATTAATTTCTGGAACTAGATTTATTGATACACCAGATAATTTATTAGTTATTAGATCTGCTCAAATTGTTAATTCTGATGGAGTGGGTCAAGCAAATAATAGAGAGTTTTTAGAATACAGAGACACCAGTTATATGTCTGAATTTAATTCTGCGGAGTCAACAGGAGTTCCAAAATACTACAGTAACTGGGATCAAAATACAATAGTAGTAGCTCCAACACCAAACGCTACATACACTATTCAGCTAAATTATATCTTGAAACCAACTGGATTATCTAG